CTACCTTAGATCTCTTGATGCCAGGAACTACGCCTCGAAAAGCATTATCTCTAGAAACAGTAGTAGGAATCTCAGCTACGTCATCTACGATCATATTTACGCCGCGATTAACGATTTCTAAGTCTTCATACGCTTTTTCATAACTAAAGCTGGGCTCTCGAGAAGAGTTAATATCATTGCCCATATGAAGCTGTGCAGGATTTAACTTCTCCTCAACTTCTACGGGGGTTTTCTCAAAAATATTATACCATGCCATTATGTTTTTCTCTTTGAATCTCTACCCAACGCATTTGCTTTTTTGCAGTGCCTAATCCCGGGTCTTTGCCATAAATTGAGTGAAGTTTTAGATGATGAGTATGACATAATGTAACTGTGTAATCATATAACTCAGCATGGTGTTCTTCTATAAAGTCATCCCGAAGTGCTTGTATGTATTCAGGATTGTGTTTGTTCTTTGTCAACCATTGATTTAGTAATGGTGTTAAACTATAAAAATGGTGAAAGTCAAGCTGCTCTGTCTCACTGCAAATCTCGCAAGCGTTCCCTTTTTCATACTTGGACTTAGCCTTGTCTCGTACATACTTTACAACATCGCGTTTTAACTTAGGCATTTTCCATTAGTTCCTGAATTTTCATCTAAAGAATTATATCGACTTTAGGGTGACTTGTCAATAACTATTTTTCATCAGGTATCGCTAGAAGGATACGTTTGCGGTTTGAAATGAATATAGTCCGTAACGAAGACCGTCTGCCATGTGCGAAGCCATATTGTGCTTCGGTTTTTCCTTTAGTAGATTAGGGTTAGGATCCCATTGATAAGCATCTAAACATTTAAGCGACTCTTTGCATTCTTGATCGACATAAAGTTTGTCGTTGTCAACAATCCCTGATACATGTCCAATTCCATCCAGTACAGACTTCTTAGCGTTAATGGTGGAGATGTCATAGTTCTGCGCGAGATCGAACCTTGTTTGCTGAGCAGCACTATCAATATAGATGTAATCAATATCCCAACGATCAATAAGTTTTTGTATTTCAATAGCATGTTGTTCTGTAGTTCTCTCCGAATTAAAGTACTCATCAACTAAGTAATATTTTTCCTCATCCCAGTCGTATGCGATTACACACAACGCTGTAGGATCCTTGTATCCTACGTCCAAGCCCGCAAAGACATCCATCTTTGAGGTATCTAATTGAGACAAGTCTTTTACCTGTGTCTCAAAATCAAACTTCCAAATCTGACCTTCATAAGTATTAAAGTCAGCTTCGTATTCTTGCCGAAACTCGGCTTCTGACATAGACTTACGTGCTTCTGCTATGTCAGTTTCTGACATTCGAGGATTGTCTCGATATGTCGCTCGTATACTACACCATTCTGGGAAATCTTCTGAAAATCCTCTGTAGAAAAACTCAGAGAACCAGTTGTTGCGACCCCGTGGCGTAGAAATAAAAATTGCTTTGGAGTTCTCTTTATCTAGCGTGGGTCTGAGTGCCACATTGAACGCATCTTTTCCATCAGCGAGAGCAGCTTCGTCAAAAATGATAAGGTCGTACGAACGACCAACACAAGAGTCAACTTGATTAACTGATCCCATACGTACAGTAGATCCGTTCGAGATTTCAATAACTTTATCTTTTGCATTATCTTTTGTAACCTCTAAGTCAAAATGTTTAATTAGGTTCCTTTGTAGATCGAAAGAGATCTGAGACAAAGAATAGTTTGGGGACATGATAAGGATGTTAGAGCCAGGCACTAAAGACACGAGCTGTCCAATAATGTTGGCAATATAAGTTTTGCCTTGCCGACGAGAGACGGCGGCAGAGACAAAACGGTATTTAGGGTTGTTAATCGCATTTATAATTGCTATTTGCGATGGCAACGGTGTGACGTTCAATAGGTTTAAGTACGGTCCTATTGGAAGTTTTAAGAACTTTGCCTCAGATCCTAATTCAACTATTTCGTCGCAGAGTATGTCTCTACGACTTACTTCAACTGTCATATTAATCTTCTTTTTTAACTAGTGTCCAAATACCATAGGCTAAACCAACCCATGCCATCATTTTTGCTAAACCGCCGAAAAGTATTACTGATCCGCAGATTCCAATAAGCATTGCACCATCCCAAGATGTGCGCTCTCCAATAAGTCTTTTAACTAAGTTCATACGTGAGTACCTCTCTTTTTATGACCGTTCCAAGCCATAAAGCCTGCCGCTGCTAATGCCCAGTAAGCAAGATAATTTAAAAACTTAAATCCGTTTACTTCAATGCAGATGTCTCGAAAAAGTTTATCTGCCTGACTTTGATCCATTCGAGTTGTGTTTGTTCCATCTTTCTTTTTCAAGCAAGCAAACTTATAAACATAATCGTGAACAAGACCGCCCATAAGCAGTACTCCAGTAGGAGACAGCCACATAGCTAGAAACTTCGGTACCGACGCACCATCAAACTCAAAACCTTTGGGAACTACGTACTCTTCACCACCGATCTTAAAGTGAAAGTCATCGCAGATTTCCCACTGTCGTACTCCCATTAACCACATAAGAATACCTTTAAAAAAGCCTTTATCTTTAGTCTGAATTGGAAGAGGCTTCATGTGAGGCATTTCAGAATACTCAAATCCTACACGGTAGTCTCCTTGTCCATCAAACTTAGTAAAGATAAAACCAACTACTACTAGTGCTCCGAATACTGTCCACTGCCAAAAAGTCATTGCTAAATCAAGTAACATTTCCATTATTTCTTACTCCCTACTGCATCTGCGGCGAAAAAGGCCGACACTAGTACTGCGATTGAGGCAAAGTAAGTTGGAGCTATATCTGCAATTAAATTTGCCGCTTGGTCTAATGCAAACAAAGATGTTAGAAAGATACCAAAAGGATAAAGTAGTAAACCCCCTAAAGAAAACCATGCCATCTTACGAATAGCATCTCGTTGAGCATCCTTATCTTCTAATTCTTTACGTTTAAATTCTAAGTACATTTCTTTTTCAGTTTCGGAAACTTCTCCGTCTCCATTTGTATCTGCGGGGTGAAACCCAGTTTTTTCGTCTACCATTTTACTTTATCCGCCCAATATGCTGCTGACATTTTGCCTTTAGCAATATTCTTGGCGTGTCTTGCTTTAAATGACGCCCTTTTCTTTTTCATTGTCGTAGACTCACCGGCCTTCGGCTTCCCTGCCGTTTTAGCTCCCTGCTGGCCAAAACGAATTGTTTTAATCTTACTGCCAACTTTAGCTACAACGATATGAGACTTCTTGGCGTGTCCTGGAGTGCGTTTGGGTTTGTTGAAACCCGTAACGCCTGCCCGTTTTATCCTTGAGTCTTTCTTTTTCGCTTTTCGCTTTGCTGGCATAAAATTACTCCTTACTCTTGCTTACTGCGTCTGAGACGTCTGCCCCAGCTGCGGTGGCTATGTCTGCTACTGCTGTTCCTACTCCTCCGAGAGTTCCGTTAATGATACCTTGCGTGCCGTCGATGGCAGCGTTCATGGTTCCACAAGCTCCGAGTAGTAGTGCAGATACTAAAATTAAATATTTCATATTAGTTCCTTATGTCTTGGCTTTCCGAGCCTGTATTTAGCCTACAGTGCAAGCTTTCCGCCCGTATCCGACTACCAATAACTAACCTTATCTCTTCCTTCGTTTCATAGTAGCTTTGCGCTTCTTTTTGACAAAGGTCTTAACCATAGTGGGTTTGCCCCCTGGATTACCTGCTTTTCTTTTTCTACTTATTGCAGATTTCTTTTGAGCTGCGGACATACGAGCTGCTTTAGCTTTTGGAACGCACTTAGGGTACTTACTACTTTTTGCTTTACTTCTCCCGCACTTGGCGTAACCACCCCCTTTCTTAGGACGAGAGATATCTACCCAGTCTTCTTTGAACCATTTAGTTAAACTCACTTAAAGAGTCTCACTACTTTACTAATAATCATTTTAATAGCGGTCATGTAAGCCCAACCATGTCCAAACCACCAGTGAAATTGATGATTTTTTTGAATGTGTTCTTTGGCCCCAAACGTGCGAGTCCAGTTATCTACATAGTCTCCTTTATAGCGAAGTACTGCATGTGATACCTTTCTCTTGTTTGGGCCAACTAAGCAGATGCCTGCCTGATGAGTAAGAAGCATCCACCACATTTTTAGGTGGCTTTCTCCACATAATCGGTAAAGAATAGATAATGAATAGTCTTCACAGTCTCCTACAAATTTACCATTACCATCTTCTGAGTAAATTATCTTCCATGCATCAGCCATTCCATACTGAGTACTATCAAGTCTGTACTCCCACTTTGCTGTAAAGTCTGCAACAATTTTGTCTCGTCTAGCTACTTCTTCTTTTGTCACTTCTTAACTCCCATGCGGTATTTTCCGCCTCGGCGTTTGTACTCTTTTACTAGAAACGCATTTGCATATGCAGAGGGGTAGACTTTAAACTTCCTTTTTACTTGAGCTTTTACTGCGGAATACAGGCGCTTGTTTGTTGGCACTGGCTTCTTTTTCGCTACTTTCCTCTTCTTCTTTGCTGCCATCTAAGATCTCTTCTACTGGAGGTACCCAGCCTGTGGCTATCTTAGCCTCTTCTTCTGTTCTAAATTTATGAAGCTTTCGGATGCCTTGATCTTCAATAATTTCCAGAAAACACCACTTGCCTCGCTTTTCAAAAATTTCCATACTATTTACCTCGCTTCTTTTTACCCTTGCCTTTCTTG